TAATCATATTTTTATTAATTCCTAACGATACATTTGATGGAGTTGGATTTCTGCCTTCAAGAGTGCCTTCTCTAAGTTGATTTATAGTGGCATTATAATATTCTTCATAAGTTGCTGGTTTACTATTTATACTATCGGCATTCCCTGTATATTCTTTTGTAAAAAATTGACGATTAGTATTAGGAGCTTCAGTTTTATTGGTTAAATAACCATTACCTCCTCCATTAATATCACCATCCATTACTCCCATATATTCACTACTTGTAAATTCTCTATTTGTATTCAAAATTTGTTTTGGATTAGTTAAATAACCTCCTTCATTTCCTTCTAATCTATTTATATTACCTGTTCGAACAAGTTCTATATTTGTTTCTTTAATAGTAGTTTTAGCAATATCATTTGGATTATAAGTATATCCCTTGTCTTTAGATTCCATATTACCGGTTCTTATATCATGAATATTAGTTTCTTTAATAGTTGTTCTTGCAATATCATTAGGATCATAAGTATAACCTCTATCAGGCAGATTCATATTAAGAACAGTTTCTTTTTGATCTAATGTATTACGATTTGTAATTTTTGCTTTAGAAGTTTCAGGATCTATTACTGCTCCTCTATTAATTCTACTTTCTATATTTCCAGTTCTTATATCATGTATATTAGTTTCTTTAATAGTTGTTCTTGCTATATCATTGGGATCATATGTGTATCCACGATCTCTAGTTTCTATATTACCTTGTCTATTATCATGTATATTAGTTTCTTTCAAAGTAGTTCTTGCTATATCATTAGGGTCATAAGTATATCCACGATCTCTACTTTCTATATTACCATGCCTATTATCATGTATGTTAGTTTCTTTCAAAGTAGTTCTTGCTACATCATTAGGATCATATGTATATCCACGATCTCTAGTTTCTATATTACCACGTCTATTATCATGTATATTAGTTTCTTTCAAAGTAGTTTTAGCAATATCATTGGGATCATATGTATATCCACGATCTCTAGTTTCTATATTACCACGTCTATTATCATGTATATTAGTTTCTTTAATAGTTGTTCTTGCAATATCATTGGGATCATATGTATATCCAAGATCTCTAGTTTCTATATTACCACGTCTATTATCATGTATATTAGTTTCTTTAATAGTTGTTCTTGCAATATCATTGGGATCATAGGTATATCCACGATCTCTACTTTCTATATTACCACTTCTATTATCATGTATATTAGTTTCTTTAATAGTTGTTCTTGCAATATCATTAGGATCATAAACTGTAATTTTATTTGAATTTTTAATATTAGCAGAATAGTTATTATGTATATTAGTTTCTTTAATAGTTGTTCTTGCTACATCATTAGGATCATATATAGTTAATTTATTTTTTCCAGCTAAATTTCCTATAGTATTATCGTGAATAGTTGTTTCTTTAATAGTAGTTTTAGCAATATCATTTGGATCATATGTATATTGTTTTTTATTATTAGAATTAAAATTTCCAGATTGTCTAATATTTCCTATAACATTTTCTTTTCGCGTAGTCTTAAAAATGTCTTCTATAGGTGAAATAATAGCTTTAACAATAGATGTCAAATTAGTAGTATGTGTTCGTAATCCAGTAATGTCTCTTTCATTTGAAGGTAAATTTATAGAATCTTTTCCAAAGTCATTAATTTTATCTTTATTTATTAAATTTCTTGGCCCAGACGTTAAATAATTATTTTTAGTAGACACTCTAACATTCGGTCTAAATGTTTCTTTCTTATTAACTACTGGAGCTCCAGATCCAGTATATGATTTAGTTATTTTACGATTAGTATTTTTCATAATTAAACATGGTTTAACTTTTTCTTTTGTATATGCTCCTGTAGTTGTAAAAAGCCGTTTTTTATCCCATTTTGAATATGTATCTGGACGATGTTTTTCAACTTTCCCTTGTTTTCCTGGATTTACTATTGTATTTTTTCCAGGAATAATACGTCCTTCAAAAGTAATTTTAGGATTGGTTAAAACTCGCAATTCATTTGTGCTTTTAGGTAACATATAATCTCTTGTATCATTTTGTGAAAAACCTCCAGATGGCAAATGGGTATATCCATTATTTAATCCAGGACCTACTATTTGAGATTCCATAGGTTTTTCATTATTTTTCATTTTAGAACCAATATATCTACTATATTCTTCTTTAGTATTATTTTGTGTTCCATGAATATTATTTTTACATGCTGAAAACATAGGTTTTATAGCATTTTTTTCTAAAGATAAATTAGAAGTTCCAGTATATAATTCTAATAATGGTTGATTAGCAAATTCATATGTATTTTGTTTAACACTACTTCCAAAAAAAGGACTCATATTATTATGCGTAAATTCATCAATATCAATAGGCTTTCCAGATAATGTGCTTATATATGTATTTTTATTATTATTAGTATTATTTTTACTTGGATATTGTAAATATTTTATAGCATTATTTTGATCATTTATAATTCTATTATTAAATTGTGGTGGAATAATATTGGAATCTATCGCATTTTTTGCCATGCTAAATCTTTTATTTGCTAAATTAGATTCTATTAATTTAGATTTTTTATAATAATTTGAAGAATATATATCTGATTGAGAAGGTTCAACTTCAATATTAATTTTTTTATCATCACTAAATTTATTTTCTATATTTTTTTTTTTATTAGAACTTAAAAAATATCCAGCTCCAATAACTGTTCCAGCTAAAATGTATTCCATTTTTATTATAATATAAATAAATTTTTTTTTTTTTTACTATTATACCTTTAAATCAGAATACTTCGTAAAAAAATAATTGATTTAATATTGATACTTTAATAGTCTATATATGTAAAGACTAAAAATAAAATAGTAATAATAATGTAAGGTTTATTAAATAAATCTAAGAAATAAAACAATCTTTTGTTTAATTTATTTTCTAAATTAAATAAAAGATTTACACTATAAAGTATAATCTTAACTATATAATAATTAATTTAGTAATTTTTAATTTGATTACAATTTCTCCAATTAACTGATGGAGGATCCGTAAATACACCACACGTTATATTAGTATTATGACAAGGAAGTGGTCTACCTTTTGGTAGAACTAAGGTTTGATCTACAGGATAAGGAATACATGGTCTATGATTATCTTTAACAACAATCCTATTAGAAATATTAAAATCAAATGGAATTTCGGTTCTTTCTTGTGGATCTAAACATAACCATTCCCATCTATTCCATCCAGTTCCTCTCAAATTACAAGAGGGGTTCGATAATCTAGTGTGTTCATCTGGAATAAAACAGTCTTCAAAATGATATAAATTATTATCTGGATATCTTTCTCCTCTTTTTAAATTTTTATTTGTGCAAATACCTGATACACCTTGACCACATATTTCACCCGATGTGCATACAGTCTCTGGACAACAAGGAACATAATTTTTAGAAGGATCTTTAGTATTTTTTTTAAATAATCCATTTAATTCTGAATCAATATCAATTAAAAATCTTGATTTATCAATAGAAACACCCTGTTTTTGTAATCTAACAGATGGAGGATATGGATAGCATTGTTTTGTACAAGAACTATTAGGATCAGCTAATTTATAAGCACCTGGTCCAACTGATTGATTTATATCTTGATTATATGCTCCTGTATCATAATTCAGTCTATTAAAACTCATATATATATTATATATTATACAGATAAAAATTTTATAATTTTAATATATTAAATTCTATATAATATCAATTAAAAACATTTTTGTCCACAAACATTAGGATTTGATAATTCAGGAATTTTATTACAATTAGGAATGTCAAGAGGTTTAGGCATAGGTGTTGGTTTATATCTAATCATTTGACAAGGAGGAAGATGTAACATATTAGTGTTAACTTCTTTAGTTTTATTACATCCCTTAACACTGGGAGCATAAATATTTTGCCCTGGTGTATATTTTTTTGAAGGACATAAACTATATTCTCTTGTAGCTCCTCTTAAATCATTTTCTAAATCTACTAAATTTCCTTGTATATGACTTACAGCTGGACCACTTACTAATCCTAATTCATGTCTACATTTATTACAATTTTCATATTTCATTGGATTAAGAATATATTGAAGTGGACTAACGCTTTCATCAATTTTTTTTGTGTAAGCACAAGTATCATAAATTAATCTATTTGAACTCATTATTAATATAATATATATTAAGAATTTTTTTATAAATAAATTTAAAAAAATCTTTAATATTAATATTAATTTAAATTTTGTTCTTTACCCCAATATTTACCATTATATTTTAACCCACATTTCTTTAAATAATCTTTATCTCTTATAACTTGTCTAGACGGTTGTCCTCCTCTTATCCATGATAAATTATTTTCTTCAGGTATAATATTTATAGGATTTTGTATATTTTCTTTTATACATGGAATTTGAGGAATAAATCTGTCAATATTAATACCTGCCAAATTATTACATGGTCTATTTTGAAATGTATCTTCTCCTGGTAATAGTTTATTTTCTACACAGATATCTCCCTCACCTCTACCCATATAAGGTATAGTATTATAAGGTCGTTGGAATAGTTGATTTTTACATTTTATATTAGTTAAATTACGCGCATTTCTTAATCTTGAGTCATTATCTATATTACATCCTTTTATTGATGTCCATCCATACCCATCTTTATATATTATATTAGGTTGTTCTAATGATAATTGTTTGACATTGGGAGCTAAACATCTACAATCATGAAAATTATTTATTATGTGTAAAAATGGTTTTTGTATAGTATTAGATTTGTAATCTATATAACAATTATCATCTGATAATCTTGTTAATCCTTGTATATTAAAATTTATTTTTTTTTTATTATTTTTTTCTAAACAAGATAAAATTTTTTTTTTATTGTATTGATTTTCTAAAAAAAAATCGTTATTCATATTATATTATTATATATATATATTTATAATTTACTTCTTAATTATTTTCTTTCATTTTAGTATTATTTTAGTATTATTTTACTAAAATAATATTAAAATAATCTAATTCAACTAAATATTAATAAAAATAGTATAATTTGACAATAGTTTTTCTTTTTTTTTTACTATACATATAATACCTTATACATATATACAATATAATTTATAAATACAATATTATTTATAAATTGAATTTTTATTTGTTTCTATAAGGTGGATTAAAATTATTGACTACACATTGATAACCATTTCCTTCTTTACATGTTTTATTTTTATTATATAACCAATTAGCAAATTTGCCCTGATCATTTGGAATAGTTGTTATTGGTGTTGTATAAAATTGTCTTTGAGAATTATTTTTGTCAAATATATCATCCAAATCTTTATATAAATTTATATTAAATTTATTATTAATTTTATTTAAAATATTTTTATTATTATAAAACAATGGATTTTTTGTAATAACTTGTCTATTTGGATTTTCAGTATAATCTTCCATAGATATATTCATAAATGGATTATTTTTACTAGGAAAAATATATTTAACAGGATAATAATCATTACCAAATTTTTCAATATAATTATTTATATTTTGTTTTTCAAAATTATTTTTATAAATTAAAAATGTAAATATAATTGTAATTATAAAAATAAATAAATAATAATAATTACCTGAATAAAAATACATAATAATAGATATGTAAAATGCTAATCTTGTATATGCATTTAATTGTTCTTCTAATGACATTGTAGAATGTGGAAAAAAATCTTTAATTCTATCAAAATTAAATAATATATTAGGATCATCATACCAAAATTTATCACCTATTTCATTAAATTTATTTATTTTACTTTTATTATAATTCATATTAATTATTATAATATTAGAAATAATTAATTTGTATTAGTATCTAATGTATTTTCTTCTTTAAATTTTTTTTCTTCTATTAATTTTTTTTTTTTTTCTAATTTTTTTTTTAA